CCCCTTTTCATTTTCATTGGCGTGTAAGAGCTGTGTAAGAAAATTGTAAGCGCGCGGGCTATTTGGCACAGTTTTGCGGGGTATTTGGCACCGCCTATCACGCAAAAAAGTCACGCCAGATGATACTTGGGAGGGGCATATCCAATGGATCAAAGACTGGCGTTACTAACGGGCGATTGAACACCTGATTCGGGCGGATCCGCTGCATCAGTAACGCAAGTTAATTCGACCGACGCATGGCGATATCACGCCGCCCCTTTGATCACTCCGAAAGTAATCAGGTCGGTCCGCACCCGGTGTAGCAAAATAGAGATCGCCCTGACATCGTCGGCCAGTTCTTCGCACTTGTCGCGTAACGCTTGAACTTCAGCCTGGCTATAGGTCGCGCCCATCATCAGGCCACCGATTTCGTTGTCCGTGTTGCCAAGTGTGATTATGGCCTGATCGGCATGTGCCAGGCGATTAAGGCTGATGCCAGTCGACCACGCGGAACCGCTGAATCGTACCAGCACATCTTCATCGTCAAGGCTGGCCAGCCAGCCTTCGCGCGGCACGCCGAACACCCAGGCGGAGCCACCCCATACCGCTATTTGATTTTCCTTGCCAAGCCATGCTCCGGTGGCGGCTGTTGCGGGGATATAGGCGTCACCGGCGACTGGTGAACCGGGTGGCGCGGTCAGATCGCGGTCCTTGACTGCCAAGTGAAATGCGAAGCGCCCGATGGACTTTAGGTTGTCGTCCATCTGGACGTTCCAGCCGGATTCTCCAATAGTCCAGCCATAGCACAGGCCTGATCTTGGTTCTATTACTGATGGCATGACGGTCCTTTCAATTAGGCCGGTTCAAATATCTGATAAGCGACGGTCGACGCGTCCGACCCGCTGCTTGATGTGATGGTGAAACTCACGCCGGCTGACCGCGCAGATACCCGGAGGAAGCCAGGCGTACCGCCGTCCTGTTGCCCGGTCAGAAAGATGCGGCTGCTTGCCGTGACTGAGGCATTGCTCACGGTCACGGCGCCACCAGACAACGTTGCCGTGCCCTGTTTGGCGTTGGCCCCTTCCTTGACCCTGAACCCGTTACCGGCCACTTGCATGAGTAAGTTGCCGTCACCGGTGATGCGCACGCGCTCGGTTCTTGTCAGCGTGCCGTTCTTGGTCGTCTCCAGCGTGATTGCCGTGCCTTGGGCGGAGACTGTCGCCAGCTCGGTACTCTTTGCCCCGATGAGCGCGCGGGTTGACACCGACCAGATCGATCCATCAAAGACATGGGCGCCCATAAAACTCAGGTAGACATCATTCGGAGTGGCTGTTGGCGCAGCAGCCGTGCCGCCGGTCACCCCACCACGCAGCCCGGCGGTGGGGCCGCCATACGATACCGCGCTGAATGACGCCCCCTCACCAACGGCGCTGGCGAGCATGAGTGTGTCGTCAAAAGGCTTCGATTGCGCGGCAATCTTCGGGTCAAAGGTTCCCGATCCGTGACACCACGCCACGCCGCTGTCGGTAATCAGTACACGCTCCTGGCGGGATGCCGAGCCTTTGGGCGTGGTCAGAATGCGTAGATAAGAACCATATCCTGCCGGCGTGTGGTTTTCCGAGGCTACCCAATGAATCGAGGTCGGCGATGAATTCTGGAACGCGCCGCCGGAATGGTACGAGCGGCCGCCGACACCAGCAAAGATGTCGCCCGACAATACTGGCAGCGGAGAGGCGGGGGTGCCACGCGCGTATCGGCCATGCAGGATGCCGCCGCCGTCAACGCCGTATGTTGTGGCCGTGATGTCTGCCTGGCTGCCGCTACGTACTACTTCCAGCGACGAGCCAGGCGTTTGCGTGCCGATACCGACGTCACCGCCGGGCGTCGAATAGACCCCAACCAATGCGCCAGTCACCGCGCTGGCCGGAACTTTCTTACTCACGCCACCCTGCACAATCTCAAATAATTCAACACCTGCCAAGGGCACGCTTGCCGCAGCAAGGTCACTGATCTTTTTTGCCATATTGCACTCCCTTACTCAAGAATTCTGACATCGTTAGCTTCGGTAATCCGTGTCTCACCACTCTCCAGGAGGCGGCTTTCGGTGCGGTAGACTTCGTGGTTGTGCCGCTGGTAGCTTGTCAGACCACCGCGAATCGACTCAAGCTCGATGCGCAATTGACTGTTCAGTCGCAAGCCGCCTAACGAATCAGCAAATGGCTCTATCGGCGGCGTGAAGTTGGCTGTGTAACGCGCTACGCCTTTGGTAACGCGCACCTCGTCAAGGTAGCCGTTCACGCCGACGCCATTAAAGCGGGACGCGCCGATGCGCGCCGGCCGACTGGCGCCAAGATCGTTGGTAAATGCGGCGCTCCATTGCCGGACGCCGTTCAGATAGGCGCTGAGTTGGCCGGAAGACCGGACAAATGCCACATGCGACCAAGCCCCGATAGCAACGCCGCTTCCCTCGTTGCCTATAACCACCCCATCTACCGATGACACCAAATACCCGGTGGTCTTGGCGTAATAGAAATTACCCGTAGCACCGGCCCCGGAGCTCGCCAGACGCACATCAAACAAAACTGACGCAACATCCAGGCCCAGCGGCCGCACCCACGCCTCCACGGTGAAATCTGCTGTCCCAAATCCAGTGCCCGCGCCACCGGCATAATCCAGCGCCGGCATATTCCCTGGGTGGGGGAATGACCGGGTCGGCACCGTATAGGTTGCCCCGGTATAGCGTGCCAATCCTTTGCTGATGCGGTAGTCCTGCAGATGTCCGAGAAAGTTTCTGTCGCCGCTCGTCCAGTGTCCGCCGATCCTGACCGGCTGCGTGGTGGCCACCAGCGACAGCGCTGTATCTGATCTCACCCGTGTTCCATTCAAATACATGAAAAGCGAGGCGCCACTGCGTACTAGCGCGAAATGATGCCAGGTGTTCAATGCCAGCGATGGGGTTTCGTAGTTGCTAAAGGTCCAGGTCGAATTGTCCGAAGACCCAAGCACACGAATGACCCCAGTATCTGTCCAGCCGATACGATAGGTGTTAGGTGTTCCGTCAGGCGTCCTGGAGTAAAGCCACGCGAGTTTGTTGCTCCCCGGCCTGATCCAGAACTCTACGGTGAAGTCGCCCACACCATAGTCAAAGTCAGCACTGGTGGCTATCTCCAGATAATCACCGGTGCCGTCAAAGTAGGCGCTTGAGCCATCCCATTTGAACTGGCTGGTGACGGTTTTTACGTCACCATAAGGGGTGATCGTGCGCGCTTTTTCGATATTGGTATACGGAAAAGCCGTGCCGTTGTTAACCCCGGTCAACGGCAAATGTAAAACTACCTGAGCGGAGAAATATTCATCAAAAGCCGTCAGGCTGCACTTGGCAGAAGTGCCACCGAACCTGGCCTGCTCGGTGCTCACCGCCGCACCGCCCTGCGCTACCCACGTATTGCCCACCGTATCTGGGAAGGTGGTTGCACCATCCACCCCGCTCATGTGCAGCAGTGCCGTTACCGAGGCAAAGTGGATATCACCAGAACCTGCTGGAAGTTGGCTGTCGTTTTTCTCATCGCCGGCTGCGTAGGTATATGCCGTACCAGACAACAGCAATTCGCGCAGCAGGGTCTGCGCCTCGCCATAAAACCGCAGCCGGTAGGTGGTGCCGGGTTCCGGGCCAATATTGCCCTCATCCTGGGTTACCAGATACGCCGTCTGCAACAATCTGTCGCGATGTGCCCAGGTCAGACCGACTTCATCCAAACTGCCGATTTCCACCGGATAAGACAGGCTGTTGATGAGCAGCCTCCCCGGTGCATACGGCCGGTAGTGACGCTGCGCCATCACCAGGCTGTCGAAGGGGGCTGAATTGACATCAAGCTCACCCCGACCGGTGCGCGGCAACAACTTCACGTCGACGCATTCTCCGGCTGCGTATTCGGTCTGATCGACCCCCAGGTAGCCCTCAGCAAACCAGATGCGGGTACCCGAAAAATGGACGGCTGGTACTGTGTCCAGCAAGCCACGGGAGATGCTTGCCGTTCCAGCGCTCGCGTCAAGCGCCACAATCAACACATATTCTTCACCCAGGATGGCGTAGCCCCCCGCGGCGACAATATCCACATCGACCAGCGACGCGAAGATAATGCTGGTCGCCGCCTTGTCGATATCAGCGACCAGCATCGCGGAGGGGCAAAATTCTCCGGTGGCGCGCTCAAAATAATCGCCCGCACCAACCTTGCTGTTAATCTCGTAGTTCAGCGCATCGCCGCTTGGCCTGGCCGCGACGGTTTCCAGATATCCAGACAACGGGTCGACATACGCCAAGTCGGCAGGCGACAGGCCGCGCACCAGACTCCAATAAGGCGCCTCGATCAGCTGGCGATACGGCGCCGGGGCGGGAGCACTACTCGGGTCAACCCATACGCCATCCTGCGTGGCCACATAAGTATTGCCAGGCAGGGCGAAGACATCTTCGACGGCCTCGATGATGATCTCGCCATTTTGCAGGGTGCCGCGGTTGACCTCAAGAATGCGGTAGACCACATCAACGATCTCGTATTCAGGCCAGTTGAGACGGATCGCCCCCCCCGGGAATCACCGCCCATGCCGCGCGGTTCGCGGTCAGTTTGATGCGTGACAGCGGGGTCGACGCGGTGTTCAGATCGCGCAGCGCCACCCGCTGCGCCAAACCAGGACAGCGAATGCCCGGATATTGCTTGACCTGGCTGACGACCCCGCCCTGAGTCTGGATGTTCGCCAAATCCTGGACGGTGACCGACGCTTCCTTGTTGGTCAGCCCGTCCACATAGACCACCGTTACCTCGTTGATGGTTTCGCCCCAGGCCTGCCGCTGGAAATTGCTCGCGCCGAGCAGGTTTGCCGGCCCGAAAATCGGCAGGGACTCCCTGTCATAGTCGTCACGGATCAACTTGAGCGCGAACCTGCCAGTGTCCGGCCGGACGTACAGGATGGCCCCGACATGGTCGAGCACCGTCCTGATGAAACTCTCCAGGGTGTCCTGCTTGTTCCAGAGCAAGCTGATGCCAAACGCCTCGCCATATAGAGCGTCGGCAGCCGCAGTGAACGATGCGTCGTCCAGCGCACCGACCGGATACCCCATGCCCCACACGGTGTCGGTCAAACATTGATAGACGATATGCGCCGGGTTCATGTTGTCTTGCAAGCCGAAAGCGACGACCAGCGCATCGCGCAAGGCAGTCGGATCGCCGCCGCTGACCACGGGCACGCCATCGATCGCCGTGTTGTCCATCTTGGCCGTCTGCTCGGTATTCGTCAGGTCGATGTTGAAGCCGAATGACTTGACATAGGGGATGCTGAACAATGTCGAAGCGGCGCTTGTGGCCGCCTGATTCGCCACCTCACCCGCCTGCCAGGCGCCATTGACATAGGCCGATGGGTTGCCATCCGTGATGAATACCACCGTGCGATCGGCCCCCGCCGGCGAGTTGGCAAAGAAGTCTGCAGCGTCAGCAACGGCTGCCGGGAAATAGGTGCCCAACCCAGGCGTCAAACCGGACACCCACGACTTGAGCGCCGTGATCTTCTCCCAATCAACTTCTCGCTGGAGGAACGCGCCGCGAAACATGACATCCGATCCGTCCGGCATGCCGCCCCAGACGACAATCATGATGTCGAACCGCACCAGGGACGCCGATGAAAACCCGCCGATATAATCAAGCACGTCCCGCACCGCGGTTTGCAAGTTGGCGAAGCGTGTCTGGCCGTTCTCCGTAATGGTTGCCATTGACCCTGAACCATCAATGGCGATGTAGAGCGCCGTCGTACTTGACTTGGCGCAACCGAAGATCGATGCCTTTTGCGGATACCATGCCGCACCGCCAGACCAGCCTTGCAGGATGCGCTTGACGCGGAAACTCCACGGCTTGATGTAGGGGTTGTTCGCCGATACCTGGCCCCCCGACCACACCGCCGACACCACCCCGCGAAACGCCGGCAAGCTTGCTCCAAGCTTGCCGGCAAGATAAGCGTTTACCCCTTGCGGCTGGCCCCCCATCATCACATCAAGATTGCCAACGATGCCGCCTTCTTTTTTATCGCCGCCAAACAGTTCCGGCTTGCTGATGCCGATCGCGCCGCTCCCGGTCAGTTGTCCGAGCCAGGCCTCGCGATCGCCCACGCTAACCGCCTGAATTTCGTCGGCCGGGCCATGACACAGACCAAAGTGCAGCCCCATGTAATAGCGATAGCCCACGGTCTGTTTTTTACTGCTACCGCCCATCGCTCACCCCCTGTGCGTGCTTGATGGCCCTCTCCGCCATTGCGTTATCCCGCCCCCGCAAGACCTCCGCATCGATGCCGTTTTTCAGGAAGTCCGCCCAGTCAAGCCCTTCGCGCGCGAACCATTGACGCAAGCCTCGATTGCAATACCCCAGTTCGCGCGTGTGCCGATGCGTGACGACCATCACTTTTTACTGCTCTTCGATTTGATCGGCGTGCTACGCAAATCGCCATACCACAGCACATTCGGGCCGGTAATCGTGATCGTGCCGAAGACCACGGGAATCGGGCGCCCCTCTTCAGCGACCGGAACTTCGAAGTCTTCCAGCGCGGCCGGCTTTGGCGCCGGCGGTTTCGGCGCCAGGGCGGCGCTGATGAATGCCGAGACGACGAGGACAAGAATTGCACTGAACGGATCGATGATGGGCCTCCTTAATAAATCGGTGTGCCGTCAAACGGGTTTTTTTGCGGGATATAGGGCATCCCGCCATAGTTGAGATGGTTCGCGAACTTTCCGGCGCAGGTCG